CTTTCCAGCGGGATATCTGTGATTTATCCACGCCCACAGCGTCAGCAATGTCAGTGACGCCTCGTAATGCAATCTTGTTCAGTAGTTGGCTCTCAATGATTCGAGCCTTGTTGCGTGTGGTTGCACGTTCCATGCGTGATACTTCCCTTGTGGTTTAGATGTTGTTATTCCTCCCCGATGATCTGGGGACTTAGTTTTAATGGGCGCTTTTCAGCGCAGATGAGTTAATGAGCGGGTGGTGCTTAAGCTGCGTCGCTTACGGCTTTCATGTATCGCTGCGGGTAGAGAATCTGCATTTCGGTAATCATTCCTTCGTAGAACCTAGAAAGTTTTTCGGCCATTTCAAGAGAGGTAATTTGAGTACCCCTTTCGATTCGGCTTAGGTTCCCGACATCGCACTGAACAGCAAGTGCCACCTCAGCGATCGTCAGTTTTTTCTCTACACGCATTTTCCTTAGTGGTGTTTGCATATTTTACCCCTTTAAATGCGCTATACGCATATTATGCGATAAGTAAAGTTTGCGCAAGGCGCTTTGCGAGGGACGCAAAAAAGAGATTTAATAAAGTTATGAAAATAGGACCGCGTATACGTGAACTTCGCAAAGCTGCGAAAATGACAATCCTTGAGTTAGCCACCGCGATTGGTAGCGATGTGGGGAATATCTCACGCCTTGAGACAGGGAAGCAGGGGTTTACTGAATCAACAATCACCAAAATTGCTGACGCTCTAGGAGTTGAAGTGGCTGATTTGTTTACCGATAAGGACGTAGAAAAAGGCGAAACAAAGCGTCATTCAAAATGGAAAGATTCATACATTATTGAATGCTTAGATATTTCTGTAAGCGCTGGCCCCGGTTCCATCAATAACCAAGAGTTCGTTGAGGTAATAAGATCAATCGAATACACGCCAGAGGAAGCTAGACGCCTTTTCGGCAATCGGCCAGCATCCGTTGTGAAGATGATCAATGTTCGCGGAGATAGCATGTCGGGGACTATAGAGCCTGGAGATCTTATTTTTGTCGATGTAAGCGTTAATAACTTCGATGGTGATGGCATATACGCATTTCTTTATGACGACACTGCTCACGTTAAGAGACTACAAAAAATGAAATCTCAGTTATTTGTTCTGTCAGATAGCGACAGGTACAGAACTTGGGACCCGATAGAGCGTGAAGAAATGAACCGTGTATTAATCTATGGGAAGGTAATTGGGAGCGTTCCGCAAACATACCGTCGTCACGGCTAACCCACTGCTAGCCCATAGAGGGGTGGGGTGGGTTGTTTTGTTAGATTTACATTGAAGCGAAAATGTTAATTTATAATTTCCTAGCATAAAAATAAGGATTTAGGATGGAAAAGCTTTGCTTCCCTCCCCTCCTTCCTCCCGGATTTCATGATTTGAATGATGCTGAAATCAAGACGCTATGTGTTGATGCATTCCCGAAATCCGTCAGAAGGAGTATGCTATACTGTAATTACATACAGCTCATGAGTGATGTTAGAAGTTTAAACCAGCAATTTAAGTGTTTTTTAGAACTATGGGTAGATGGCTCATTCACAACGGAAAAACCCGAGCCTGACGATATTGATATCTTGTTGGTTATTGATTTCGACCAACTGAATCTTATTCCAGTAATGTTCCAACCGCAAATAGAGTGCATACTCAACAGGAAGTACATTAAGAATAACTATCATATTGACCTTCTTTTGTTGTATAAAAATTGCCCACGAAGTGATTATGATGAAGATAGAATGCATTGGCGTGGTGTGTTTTGCCATGATAGAGAGGATACCCCTAAAGGGGTGGCGAGGTTGTCACTATGAACGATAATAAAGATATGATTTCACTAAAGAAACGTATTAAGTTCGTTCAGAATAAACTCGATTCGATATCATCTGCCAAGGATATGACATTTGCAGATCGCATCATGTTAAATAACATGGATGCTTATATGAGCGATCTCCAAGCAGAACAACGCGCATTGGATATTCGTCATCCACTACTTGATTTCATGGAATTGCGATTAAAAGGTTCAATCGTTGACCTAGGAACTGTGCCACTTGAAATTATGGGTATAATCACTAGTAATTTAGCTGCAATGGTTCAGCGAGCAACGCACAAACTATCTTCAGGCAGGGATTCACATAAAGTTCCTTATAGCATAAAGAGCTCTTTAAATATGCGACTTGCTGAGCTTTCTCCTGGATCCACTAGGCTTGGACTAACATTTTCAACAGGGCAATGTGAACTAGTTGAAACCATATCTAGTAAAGCAGTTAAAGAAATCATTAACTTACTGGATGCAGTTGACGCTACTACAATGATGAATCAGGTCGCAGAAATTGGATTCAACTCGGCCCAAAGTTTGAAAAAAATCGTAGAAGAGTGCGATAAAAATCATATTGATTTTGATTTATCATGGATTGGCCCATTTAGTGATGGAAATCGCAAGGTTTCTGTTAATTCCACAAAGATAAAAATGCTAAGTGACCGTCTAGCTGCCACAACTATTTCCTCTCCGGTCATAGAAACTATTGTTGGTGAGCTAGCTTCACTATCAAAATATGGCAAGCTTGAAATTGAAGTGGATGGTGAAAAGATACGAGCATCATTCCCTGTAGATATGCTGGAAAATATACAGAAAAAACACAAGGTTGGTAAGAAGTTATCTCTTGTTGTTGAAGTTACTGATATTAATAATCATAACCTTGGGTTGCACAGAAAAAACTATTTTGTGAAATCATTCAATTAATACTTCCCCCACCAACCCGGCCCCGCTGCCGGGTTTTTTGTGCCTGTAATCTGACAATCTCACCACCCACCCAAAACACTGCTCACATCACACTTTTCACGCCTGATAGATGGGTGCGAAGGGTCACATCTGCATATCCGTAAAAATAAATATGCTTATATTTCAAATTAATAGCAAATATGCGAGTTATATTTATTAATATGCGTTTGACGCATTTGCGCAATGCGCATATATTGAATCCATCGAAACGGCAGGACGCCAAAAGTACGACAGGAAGTGTTCTTTAAGATAACGGCGCTGAAAAGTGCAAAACAACCAAAGCGAATGAGTTTTGGGATGAGAAACGGATTAGCGAAGGCTCCCTGATACGAGTGCATAGCAATCGTCGGAATGCAGGGTCTCATCACCAAAGATCATTAACTGGAGGTAACACCATGGCTCATCAAGGTTATGACAACGCCAGGCAGCGCCGTAACGATAAGCGTCTGGCTCTCACAGCAGCATACAACGCACAACACGGCATCGTAGAACCAGAGTCGCGTGAGATTAAGCGCCCCACTCTGCGATTGAACCGTAAGCCAGCTAGCCGCATAGAAAGCGCCATCAACCCTATCAGCTTCGAATACAGAGCGCAGATAGAAAAAGCAGCAGAGTTTTACTGTGCGATGGCAGAGAAAGCATCAGAGAAACGCCAGCGCGCCAATCTGAAAGTTCGCGGCAACTACGACCAGCAAGTCAACGCTCGCCAGAAGATGCTCGGTAAAAGCATACCGCTTATTTAGAGGCCCACCACATAGTTAAGGGGTAAGAGAATGCCTAACCATGTAACAAATGAATTGCGCATTATCAGCGGATCTCCCAAGCGCATTGCAGCAATTTTCAAAAGCATAATTAATGAGCATGGAAGATTTGACTTCAACAAAGTAATTCCAATGCCGGAGAGTTTGAATGTCTCAGAGGGGTCGGTTACTGAGGCTTTAATGGAAGCATTAAAGGGAAATGTCGTCCATTTCATTAAATACCATTATCCAGAAATAAAAACTGGAGATGACGTAATTAAGCACTTTAAGTCAGAACGACCAAAAAGTTTTGAACGCGATATGTTGGATGCTGCGGCCATGGTGGAAAACGAAAAACTTCATGGATTTCGATCATGGTATGGATGGTCGGCAAGTCGATGGGGAACAAAATGGAATGCTTATAACAATAACATCCCAGTAGAACCACCAAAAGCAAGCACTAGAGGCGCTTATCGCAAACGAATATTGAATAAACGGGTTACTCGTCATATTAAATCAGACACTGAATTAGTTCTTAGATTTGAAACTGCTTGGAGTTCGCCAGAGCCAATATTTGAAGAGCTTGCCAAGCGTTATCCAGATGTGACTTTCTCAGTTACTTTTGCCGATGAAGATACTGGATCTAACTGTGGGCAGTATCACATTAAGGGAAATGAATGCCCATTCTTCGACGTCGCGCCACCATATAGCGAGCAAAGTGATGATGAAAAGCGGAGATGGACTAAGTTTGCTTTCCAGTTATGCCACCCAGAAACCGATCCCTTATCATATGGTTATGACGAAAACTGGAATTACATTGAAGAAGATTAACGAGGTCGCTTAGGTGGCCTTTTTTATTGGCGGGTAAATGAGGAATGAATGATGGTGGAAAAGTTAAAGCGAGATGGAAAGGTGGCAGTTTTATACTCGCCGGGCTTTGGAGCTGGCTGGTCAACATGGAATCGCAATAATGAAGCGTTAATATTTTCTGTTGAATTGGCGAAAGCGGCGCTTGGCGAGATTGATAAAACTCCAATTCAGGTGGCTAACGAACTTTTCCCTGATGCTTATGAAGGCGGAGTTAAACAGTTAAAAGTTGAATGGGTACCTGAGGGTTCAATGTTTGAAATTGAAGATTACGACGGATCAGAAAGTATTAACTATAAAGACCGTGATGGCTGGGTAATCGCTTAGCAATAAGACCACTGAAACAAACAACGAGCTGCTTATGCGGCTTTTTTTGTACCTAAAATCGAGGTAACCAATGAACCTGACCGATTTAAACAAAATCCTTAGCGAGCATAAAATCTGGGTTGAGTCGTACAGAGAAAACGGATCCAGAGCCGACCTGAGCGATGCCAACCTGAGCGGTGCCGACCTGAGCGGTGCCGACCTGAGCGATGCCAACCTGAGCGGTGCCGACCTGAGCGGTGCCGACCTGAGCGGTGCCGACCTGAGCGGTGCCGACCTGAGCGATGCCAACCTGAGCGGTGCCGACCTGAGCGGTGCCGACCTGAGCCGTGCCGACCTGCGCGGTGCCGACCTGCCTGATCGTACTTATGTGATTATGGGTGAGAAGTATTATCTGCAAATTAGTAACGGGGAGAATGTTCGGGCTGGCTGCCAGGACCACACAGCAGAAGAATGGCGCAAATTCAGTAAGCGTGATATTGCGAACATGGACGGCAAGACAGCGCTCAAGTTCTATCCTCGCCTGTTAGACATCATCGACTTCTATCTCGATAAGGGTGAGCGTCCTGAGTGGCTTAATGAGCCAGATGAAGAAGTAGAAGCGGCCTAAGACCACTAGATGAAGTGATGTATGACAAATAAACAGCCGTTAACTGTTAGCCCAACAACAGAAGCAAACTGGTACAACGAGAATTATGCGCCGCAGATAGTGGCGGTAATGTTCATTCAAACGTGGAACAGGCTTATGTGTGGGCAGACGCAATGATTAAGGCGAGAGGGTGAGATATGCAATGTCAATATTGTGGCGGCCCTGTTATCTGGAAAGGCCCATTTTCAGCGCTAACTCACACTGAATGCCAAGGGTGCGGCGCTATAAATTGCCAAGTAGTAGAGCCAACTGAAGACGAAGAAACAGAGTAACTCCCCACCCCTCCCAATCCCCAGAGTAAATAACTGACAACTGTCGGTGTTTTGCTGTGGGCTAAACGTAAGGAAATGAGCATGAGAATTTTATTTACAAACACAGACACAAACCCTTCAGTTGATAGCGGAAAGTCTAAAGCGGTGAAAATCGGCGACTTCACAATATCAAATTATGCAGACGGAACAATTTGGATTGAATCCGATTCGGCTGGTGATGCTGGGTCATTTGAATTTGAGGGGTTCGAATCTGCCATTAAAGCGTTTTACGAAGCAAAATTCTAAGGAGCTTACATGGCAGACAAATCCCATCAAGCCGACGTTAACAATGCCGCCATTGCAGTACTAACTAATGCCGGAATTGATGCTGAGTGCGCCAAGTCATGTGTTATTGCCATCATCAAGAATCAAGTTGCCCAATCGTTTTTGAACCAGCAACCACCTATCCAAATTAACTACTAATTAAACCGGAGTATCCCATGCAACAGCTAATTTGTGCAGGGTGGCCTTGCGTGGGCTGCTCTGAATCACTACTCGACCGCATATTTCGCAACGTAAAAAACGGCGCTAAGCGGCTTATTGAGATATTGAACCAGCGAGGTGAACCATGAAATTTCAGATAATCGGCAGCCGGTTATTTATTCGCATCGGTGACAGTGAGCACTACTACCCAAACAATGAAACCGGCTATCGTCTGATGGCCCAAGCATTCTGTGAATGCCGGGGGATAGTTCTATGACATATGCAGAAATAAACGAAGCACGGAAGCTTTACAACTCGCTAAGCGAGCAGGAGTTAGAACAAGTTGGACAGATTGCCAAACGACAAGAGAAAGCATTAAAAGTCAGAAGCTTAATCAAAATATTTGAGCAACTCCCTGATTTTGATAGTGAAGCGTTCAAATTAGTCGTTGATGAGTACGACTTCGAAGAACTCGATACCGCGCTCTACAACGTTCTATTTGATAATGCAAAGTGGCAACAGGCGCTGGAAATACAGCGGCGCTTGGCTGAACACGACGAGGCGGCATGATGGAAACTAAAAATCTATCAGTCTGGAAGCAAGTACAAAAGACCGATGAGAAGTACACCAAAGCGTTCTCCAATAATGGTGGCGGGACATCAATAAACGGAACTTACATGGTTATGAGGGCAACGGAGATATTTGGCCCTATCGGTATTGGTTGGGGGTATCGAATTATTGAAGAGCGATTCGATAAAGGTGCACCCATTCAAGAAACGGTGATGAAAGATGGAAAACCTGCGGGCCAAAGAATAGTTTCTGACGCTGCTGGTAACTTTGTGTATGAGCTTAACCACACCGTCAAAATTGAGCTTTGGTTCATGCGAGATGGTGTAAAGGGATCAATTGAATCGTATGGATGCACGCCGTACCTAACAAAGAATAAATATGGGCTAACAACGGATGGTGAGGCCCCTAAGAAGTCTCTTACTGACGCAACAAAAAAAGCACTATCAATGCTCGGTTTCTCAGCTGACATATTCCTTGGACTGTTCGATGACCAAGAATATCGGCAAGAGGTTAAAGAAGAGTTTGCCATCAAAAATGCCAGCGACAAAGCAGAGGCTGTGACTAATGTTCGTGATGAATTTGACGCCAAGTTTGCACGTAACGCAGCAACGTTAGAAACAGCGGTAAGTCAGGCAGAGGCAGAGAAAATATTTACATCAGTATCACGGACGATTGAAGCACACCGGAAAGCATCTGAGTCAAGAGGTGACCTTGAGCAGGCAAAATATGCAGCCACGAGACTGCGTAGGCTTTTAGCAATAAAAGACGCTCGAATAAAGGTTCTTACATCTGCAAACAACGAGGCAGAAGCCCAAGGATAAATAATCATGTCAGGAACAATTATTAGTCTATCGGCAGATATTAAGAAGTTAAAACAACTTGCTGAGGATGGCGAGTTAACTGATGAGGAAATTGCAGACACTATTCAAGGAATGGAAGGTGAATTGTCGGACAGATTAGATAAGGTTTATGCATTGTGCAGAATTTTTGACGGAAACGCGACTGCATTAGAAGAGGAGGGTAAGCGATTAGCCGAAAGGAAGAGGCACTTTGAAAATGAAGGTAAGCGGTTAAAGAAATATATTTTGGATTGCATGACTGTCGCAGGGAAGAAAACCGTAAAGACCACGTTCAATACTTTCTCCGTTAGGAAGGCTGTAGCCCGGCTAATAATTGATGATGAGGCACTTATCGGTGATGACTTTGTAAGTACGGAAGTCATTACCAGAGTTGACAAGGCCGCAGTAAAAGAGGCTGTAAAAAAAGCCATTGAAGGCGGAGTATCTTTTTCTGGTGCTCACCTTGAAGAGGGTGAACCATCGCTTCAGGTCAGGTGATAATATGACCCACTCTCACGACAACATAACTGTTGGCAGAATAACCCTCGTTTATTCACGTAAGCACCACGGATGGATCACCCCTTACAACCGAGTTGTTAAAAATCAAATTGTTGCTCAATTAATTGCTGAGCAAATAAATAAAAGGCTGAAATTGTCACTCGCTGCCAACGGACTGGCAGCCTAATCCCCCACCTCATTACCGGCAGATTGACTGCTGAGGAATAGTTATGTCTGAAAATACTGATTATGAAACGTTAAAAGCTGAACGTGATGCAGCACTCAATACTTGCTCACTGATTGCCGAGGCTTTGGGCATTACCGGTGCTGTGGCCGGTGACACCATTGCCAAGGTTCAACAGCTTGTTGCTGAGAATGCGGCCGCTTATCGGATTCATGAACTGGAGTCGCAATGGGAAAATCGCGCACCTACATCATTTGCATATGATGCCGCTTGTTCTGCACTGCACATATATCAGGAACGCGCAGAGAAAGCAGAAGCAGCATTATCAGCGGCAAACGAGAGGCTGAGCAAGCCTGTTGTGTTGCCGGATGACGGGCTGGATGACTGCATAAACATATGGCCCGATAATTGGCGAAATGACTTTGACACCGGTTATAACTTCGGTGTTTGGCGCTGTGAGCAAAATATCAAATCAGCCGGTTTCGCGGTGGAGGAGTAAATAATGCAAAAATTCAAATGCCGTCGCTGCCGGAAGATTCATGCTAAAGATGAGCTTGTTGGAAAGCGGAACAAAAGCGGTTGGACGGATAATTGCTGTCCTAATTGTGATTGCAAAACATTCACGTTGGTAGAGGGGAATGCAGATGCTGAGTAAAGACAACGATTGGAATATTGATACGTCCGCGGGAGTGCCGATACTCGTGTACAAAAATTGCAGTGTAATAGAATCAGAACAAGCTGAATATATTTTACAGTTAATTAACAATGAAGTGGAAATTGCAACTGAATTGCTATCACTGCGTGAGCAACTTGCAGCGTTGAAAGCGTTGGAGCCATTCGCGTGGGGATTGGCAGATAAAGACGGGAATGTGTATCTGAATGAATGCTGTATTGGTGATGAAGGATGCATGATAGACGAGGCCGATGGTTATAATTATGAACTTGAGCCAGAACATCATATTCATGCTGTGCAACTATTCACAGCAGCCAAGCCAGCGGAGGATTGATGCTAATCGGCTTTGTTCTTCTCGTCAGCTCATGCTTTAACGATAGTTGCGACGCCCTACCCGTTACCGAATATATCTACTCCACTCAATCCGAATGCTTAACAATTTCAACGCTGATTAAAGAGCGCAAGCCCGACGCTGTGCTTATGTGCAGCGAAGTGTATCGGTAACTCGTTTTAACCCCACCACTAAACGACAGAAACGGATTTCATTATCTGGAGACTCACTATGTGTGACGAAATCGATCAAGCCCAAAACCTTGAATTACTCAACATTGAAATCGGAATAGCTAATCGCAAGCCAACAATGACGTTTACCGGATTTTGCCATTTTGCAGAGTGTCGCCGGAAAATTCACGAGGGCATGTTTTGCGACGCTGATTGCCGTGATGATTTTGAGTATGACGAGCGCAAAAAAAAGGAATGCGGCATGAGCAGAGGAACGATTATTTGCCTGTGCGATCTGACGGGGATTATGGCGGGGCCGTGGTTATCTGCTGGGTACGATGCAATTTTAATTGACCCTCAGCATATTGAGAAAACTAACCAGGAAAGAATACGAAAGTGGCCAGACACTGTACTGACAGCGGCCAGCGCATTAGGTGACGTTATCCGGAAGGAAGAAATTGTGTTTGTTGCCGGTTTCCCACCGTGTACGGATGTTGCTGTTAGTGGTGCTGCTCACTTCGAAAAGAAACGCAATGCGGATACTCATTTTCAGGCTAAGGCCGCACTTATTGCTGAACAGTGTCGGATGGTCGGTGAAATTACCGGGGCGCCCTGGTTCTTCGAAAATCCGGTAAGTGTTTTCAGTGGCATCTTTGGAAAACCAGATTTCATATTCAACCCGAGCGACTACGGCAGCTACTTGCCAGAACATGATGTTCACCCAACATATCCAGATTACATCGCCCCCCGTGATGCATACCCGAAGAAAACCTGTTTATGGACTGGTGGCGGATTTGTGATGCCGGATAAATTGCCAGTATCAGTGCCTGATGGTTATTCAACTCAGTATCTAAAACTGGGCGGAAAATCAGAACGAGTGAAGAACATGCGAAGCGCCACGCCTCGCGGTTTCGCTGAAGCAGTTTTCCAGGCTAACGCTCCACATCTGAAAGCATTAAGAGAGGCGGCATGAGTGAGATTAAGCATCCGGCAATACGTTACCACGGCGGTAAATTCAGATTAGCCCCTTGGGTTATCAGCCACTTTCCCGCCAAGCGCTGGTTGAGTTATTACGTCCGTCAGATTGATAAAGAGATAAGAGGACAGCTATGAATGATGTAAAAATCGATGTTCCTCCGGTCCTGATAAACAGGACAGCAATACAGCAAATGCTCGGTGGAATATCGCGAACGACCTTCTATCAGCGCCGTAAAACTTGGGAACAGCAAGAAACACCGTTCCCGCCAGAAGTAAAAGAACTATCTGCGCCAAAAGGGGGGGCATTATTTCGGTACCAAGATGTAATTAAGTTTTGTCATGATATGGGGCTAATTTCATCAACACACGCTTGAATCTTGCCCGCCCACAAATCCGCTGCTTCTATCTGCTCGCGTATATAATCGTGATGATCATATACAGCGAGCATACCTGCCATTTTATGCCCGAGTATCTTTTCTGAAACATGCGGTGCGACCCCCAGTTCTGCCATTTTTGTTTTTACCGTCCTGCGCAAATCATGCATTGCCCAGTCTGTCACTCCCATTTGCTTTCCGACTTGTTCGGCCATCGAAAGAAGAACCCCAGCAGACATTGGCCTATCCGTCTGAATTTTTGCAGGCGGGAATGCTTGTTCGAATTTGGGATATAGGGCGAAAATCTCTTTCAGTATTACTACTGCTGAGTCAGAAATGCCCCTCACAAATCTGCGCCGTGTTTTCGATAATTCCTCCCGCACTGCCCATGTTTTTCGCTCTAAATCAAAATCCCGTTTTTTAACCATCCTCATTTCTATACCACGGCAACCGGTGAGCAGGACTAATTTTATAAATAACTTGTTCTGATATGTGAGATTTGATGAATCGACAGCCAGCCAGAACAGGCCGATCTCCTTATCGTTTAGGTGCCGGTCGATAGTTCGGATTGGGTCGCCCACATCGGCAACAGAAAGCGGAGTCAGGAGATTTCGACTAATTCGGTTACGCCGTAACGAATAGTTAAAAATTTGCTTTATCTTGACTAGCATCATGCCAGCCATCACGGGTGCCCCGTTCTCTCTCATTCGTTTAAATACTGATTCCCAGTGAGAAATTTGCATTTCATCAACGATCATTTTTCCAACATATGGAGTGACGTGCAGGTCAAACATCCGGATCCAGTAATCATACTTAACCAGCTTTTTAGCTTGTGGGCTTTCTAGCCATTCATGAATACAATCGCTGACGCTCAACGCTTGGATCTTCTCGTTCATTGCCATTTTGCGCTGAACAGACGGGTCTCTGCCCCCGCTTGCGTGCTGTCTGCACACTTCAACTGCATCTCTCGCTTCTTTTAGCGACATTGTCCCGTAAGTGCCTATTTTCATTCGCTGCAACTTTCCAGCAAAACGATAACGGAACTGAAATGAAACCAACCCTTTCGGACTAATCCTTACTGATAATCCATTCGCATCAGGAAGCTCACTTGGCCCACTGTATGGCTTGCCGACTATTTTTCTTAGCTTTGTGTCATTCAGTGCCACAACATTACTCCGGCAAATTTGGTACGCAATTTGGTACACAAATATTAACGCACGGAATGGAACAAAGTGGAACAGAGTTGAACGGGTATAGTGACGAGAGTCTGTAAGATAAAGGGGTCTTAGAAGATATTAGAACAGATGTGAATGGATAGGAATGGGTGTAATTGCTTACACGACAGATCACATACAAGACATAATTATTGTTTGATTTCAAAAAGTTAAATACTCAACTCAACCCACATTTGTCGAATAGGTACTCAACTGTGTACACAATTTTAATTTGTGACCCAGATCGCATCACAAAAAGTGGTAGCTATATTATCACTACTTAATACAATGAGGAACATTATCCCTTTTTATCCTGCATACCGGTTTATCGCTAACCTGACGCTAGTATAAAATTAAGATACAGTAAGCAATCAACGTGCCTCATTGATGCATGCATCAATCAATGATAATGATCAGAGACAAAGTTATCATTCTCCAATAGCTCTATAATCGCCATAATATCAACACCGTACAACCGAGGGGCAACAATTGCAGCGACAACCTGTTTCATCCTCCAGAATTCTGTCGATTGGTTATGATCCTGATAATCGCATGCTGGAGATACAATTTCGTGAACAAGGGACTTATCAGTATCTTGGTGTCCCTGAACGTGCTCATCAAAACTTTATGTCTGCCGTTTCGAAAGGCCGTTTTTTTGATGGTGTGATAAAAGGCAAGTTTTTGTGCCGTAAAATTGGATAGTCCACAACCAGGTATTCCATAAGTAACTGAAACGGTCGCTTCAATGATAAAGATTGCAGAGAAGCCTACCGTTTCAGGTATTGGGAGAGGGTTTTCCTTCTGAATAGCGCCAAATAAGTATAGGTGTCATACACAATAATGCTGACAGAAAATTTATTGTCGTAAATACGTTACTTTTTGCGATAGATCATTCCTCTGCAATCATAATAATCCCACCGCAGGTAGAGCGTCGATAAATGCAGCATCAACCGTATCTGGCATGGTCAGCTTTACCTGCATTTTCAATTCTATCCCAATAGTTAATTGGATAAGCCTGTTGGTTGACGTAAACCCCATGGCATTACAGCCCAAAGAACGCTATAACATCGCCCCAATTAAGGGCTATCAGTTAGAAAAATTTATCCGTGTGGTGATGAGTCACTCAGGCCAAGCCATTGATAAAAAACATGTCTACCTCGCACGCCTGACCCAGAACACCGTGTTTGTATAAATTTTGTAAATGTACATAACTCAGCCAAAAATGATTTACATTACCGCCTATTGCTTTTGAGTAGCGCTGGGTGTATTGCTATTTCTACAGGATGTGCCCATAATAAATTTCCGTTTCCGTGTAGCAATGGTTACTGGAACGTCGCCCTGATTGTTCATTCAATCAGGGCGTTTTATTTTCTGGCTAAATGAATACGTTTTGTCAGATCGAACGCCAAACAGACTTGAGTTTTTTATTCTGAGAATATTAACCTTGCACAGCATCAGAGTCTTTTTCTGGCTGCATTCTCCGCGCTGAAAAACCATAATTCAGGGAGCCGTTTAGGATAGAAGCGAATCTCATAACTATCTTTGAGCGGGGTTAAACGCCAACGGGGGCGAGCTTCCCGTTTCGGTTTTAAAAAACGTAGACGGCCGCGAACACGAGCGGCTTGCGTATCCAACACCCAAGCTACGGAAGCTGATAATGGTTGGCGAACATATTCATCTTCAACGCTAATATCACAAATGCACAAAATCCTACTCCTCGAAAAAACTGATGCTGACATAATTATTCTGGATAGAGGGCGTTGAACCAACCACTGCCCACCGGACATTTGATCTGCATCACATAACTATGTGCTTGTATGATAATGTCGGCTACGATCACCAACACTATCGATAACCTAACCTACCGTGAATAAGGACAAAATAGCCTTTTACCCAGAGTATCGCGTAAAGTGGCGAGGTTCGTAATAATACGCCACACGAGTAAGCTAAGCTGGCGTATGAACTATT